ACCGCCGATCTCGTTTTACAGGAGACCGCTATGCTCAAAGGATTTTTGCGCCGCACCCACGCGCCGGACACCGAAGCCAATCCCCAGGCCGGCGCATCGCCCACCCCGACGGTAATCCAGCCGCGCACGCTTGTCGAAGGTGAGGTGCTGGAGTCTGTCGCTGTCGGCCTCACGAGTGACGATCGTGCGCGCCTCGACCGATTGGCCGAGAACGAGCGACGGCAGCTCGTCAGCGACGCGATCGACGCCGCACTATCTGACAGCCCGTATGCGGCCCCGATCCGGCAGCAGATCGCCGATGCGGTGCGCGGGATGGATCTGTCCTCTGCCGATAGTGTGCCCCTGGCTATCGAGCGCCAGCGCGCGATCGCCGACGCGATGCTGAGCCAGGCGCAGCTGCAGCTCATGGGCCGCCCATCCCTGCGCGGTCCGGTGCTTTCGGGCGGCCCCGACGCGGGCGATCCGTTCACCTGGCCGGAATACGCCAAGGCCGCACGCGCGATTGCTGACAGTGCGGCGCGGCATGGGCTGCGCGTGGTGCGGAGTTTAGGGGCGCCGAAATCAGTCAATGAGCATTTCGCTGCCGACTATCTGCGACGCTACGATGCCGCCTATCGGCATCACCTTATCCGCGAGGCGCGCGAGTTCCAGGATGCCGAAACCGCATCCGATCTGAATCTGCCGTACAGCGTGCTCCGCGCGATCATTCCCGAGGCGCTGCCCATGTTGGTGGCAACATCGGTGTTTGATGTACAAACGGTCGATCCGGCGCCAACCACCAACGTTTGGTACGAGACCTACAGCGGTGAGAGCGGCAGTACCGCGACCATCACTGCGGGCGCGGTCACGTTGACCCTGCTCGGCACGTGGTACGACATCGGACACGGTCGCATCCAGCCACCCATGGTGCTGAAAGATGTGACCGACAGTACGACCTACACCGAGGGCACGGACTACGTAATCGACTACGGGCGCGGGCGGGTGATGGGCCTGAGTGGTGGCAGCATCAGCGCGGCGGCCGTGGTGCACCTCACCTACACCTACGACGCCATCCGGCTCGGCGAGGGTGTGGGGATTCAGCGCGGCAAGCAGGCGCTGGCCTACGAGACACTGCCGATCGCGGCCGACAGACTCGCGGCGGAAATCACCAGCGAGGCGATCGTGTTCAGTCGCGCCGCACTCGGGTACGACGCGGTAGGGCGCACGCTGAATCGGCTCATGTTCAAGATCGCACAGATCATTGACAAGGATCTGTTCTATCTGGCGCTCGCGCACGCGCTGCGCTTCGCCAGCAACAGCGGCGGCACCTGGACGGCCGCGACCGATACCTACGACGATCTGGCGGCGCTGATTGGCGTGGCGAAGGTGCTGATCGAAAACCGCTTCTACACCGCGAATGGCATCATCATGAGCGCGACCAACGCCGATCGGATCGCCAACTGGAATGCGTTCACGCAAGCCGGTGCGCGCCCGGATGCCGATTTGAACGCGACCGGCTATGTCGGGCGACTGAAAGGCTTGCCGGTGTTTTCAACGGTCAACTTCCTGGATACCTACGTCGTCGTCGCCAATCGCGAGGCGGTGCATCATCGGATCGGGCAGCCGATGCAACTGAAGGGGCCATTTCCAACCTACGACGGCAGTGGCTTTCTGATCGCGGCCGACCAGTGGTATATCGAAGAGTACAACGGCAGCATGGAAGCGCCGCCTTCGACTATGGGGAAAGCGTCCTACGTTAAAATAGCGTAAAGTGAGTCGAGTGACGAGTGACAAGTAACGAGTAGCCGGAACTGCTGCCTGGACTCGTCACTTATTACTTGTTACTTGTTACTCGTCACTATGCACGGGAAAGGACACACGATATGCCTGCACAAAGCAGTACCAAACTGGCCGGCGCGACCTTCAGCGTCACCGAACTGGCGCTCGCCAGCAGCAAAGCGGTCGATCTGAACGGCGAGGCGGCCGGTCTGATTATCGACGCCGACGCCGACACCTCGATCTCAGCGCCGACCGACGATCAGATCGACTTCGAAATTAGCGGCGCGGACGATTTTCGGATGCTTGCGAACATCTTCCGCGCCATGTCCGGCAGCGTGATCGAGACCAACACGATCAACGAGACGACAGGAGGCAGCGGGATCACGATCGACGGCGCGCTGGTCAAGGACGGCCGATCGAACCTCGGGCGCGAGGTTCAGGCGCTGACCGCCTCGGGCGCGATCTCGATTAAGAGCGGCCTGGTGACCCTGGCGCACGCCACGGTGGTGATCGCGGCGACGCTGGCCGCGCCCGTCGCCGGCGACGAGCTGTTCATCGTGGACAGTAGCGCCAGCGGCACGGCCGCGCACACGGTCACGCTGACCGCCGCGACGTTCCACGGCGGCGCCAGCACGATCGCGACGCTGAACGCGCCCGGTGAGGCGCTGCATCTGATCGCGCTCAGTAGCTCGGTGTGGTTCGTTTTGGAGAATATTGGCTCCGTGGCGCTGAGCTGATGAGCATCCCGCGTTACACGGTCATCGTCGCCGATGGCGATCACGTGCCGCAACTCACGGTCAAGATCGCCGACGGGCAGACGCCGGCGCAATGCACCATGCGCGTGGCCGAGGCGGGCGAGCAGGCGCAGCTGACGGTGCGGATCGCGGATGGGACGCGCGTGCCGCAGATGACCGTGATTCTGGAGAATTATCCGTGAGTGAACCACAACCAAACGAGCAAGCCAATCCGGTCAAGGACTGGCTTGACGGTTTTGAGGAGCGCGAACGCAAGCACATCCGGTTCGCGCGTCTGTACGCTGCGGATTTTGCCCACGGCGCGCCGGGGCATCTGGATATGACGATCATTGCGAAGCTGGCGCGCTATATCGACTTCATCACCGATACGGAGCGCGCCGAATGACCATCACGCTCGCCAGCCTGATCGCGCGCCTGACGGCCGACGTGCCGGCCGTCTCGGGCGTGCCGAGTAGTGCGCAGTACAGCCAGGCGGTCAAGGACGCGGTGGCCGACCTGTCGCGCCGCGCCAGCGTGCCCAGGGTGGCCAGTCTCACGATCCTCGCCGGTGTGGAGACCTACGCCCTGCCCAGTGACTTTGTGCAACTGATCCGTCTGGCGCAAATCGGGGTGGCGTATCCGCTCGGCGCCTCAGTTGACTACGGCGTGTACGGCGGCGTGCCGTGGGGCGGCGGGGTGTTTGTGACTGGCGACGGCCTTGTGCCGTTCTCCGGCAGTTATCGTGAGCAGATCACGGTGGCAGGTGACACGCTCACGATCTATCCGACGCCGACGGTGAGCGCCGCGCGGCAGCTGGTGTACACGGCCGGCGATGCGCTCAACACCGCTGGCGACGCCTACGAGACCTTGACCGAGGATCGCGCCAGTATCGCGCTGCTGCTGGCGAAGGCGACCTGCCTGGATCGGATCGGGATCGGCAGCGGCGGCGTGGTGAAAAAAATCACCGCTGGGGGCGACGCCGTTGACTTCAGCGACCCGGCAGCGCTGGCCCGGTCGAACGCCAGCGGACTCAGGGGCGAGTATCTGGCGGCGATCGCCTCACTCAACGCGGCGATCGGGGGGTTGGGCTAATGGCAAGATTGCGGACATCGGCACTCTCGCGCCGCGCGCTCTTGATCACCAGCGTTGTCCTGCTGATTGTCGGCGGGGTGCTGCTGGTGTGGCTGATCGGAGGGATGCGGTGACCCTTGACGACGCCATCACGCGTGCCCGCGCCACGCTGCTGGCGCTGCTTAGAGACTCCGCCGTCATCACGCACACGCCGCTGATCTCGGACGGGCGCGGCGGCTATGTCCCTGGCACGCCGACGGCCATCACGACCAGTGTGAATGTGCAGCGCACGATCGGGGCTGCGGAGCAAAACCTCGCCGATCGGCTCGGCGTCGTCAGCCCCGCCGTGCTGCGCTTCCCCGTCGGCACGGTGATCACATCGGCGGATGAAGTGACCGTCGGCACGCAGACATTCGCGGTCGTCAGCCCGCTCGAAAATACGATCGACCTCACGCTGAAGGTCTTGTGTACGGAGCTGGGCGGAGACACCGGGGACACCGGCGCCGTTGACCACTATCTGCAAGACGACCAGGCCCTGCCCTTGGAGACCGGCTGACATATGGCAAAGATCGCAACCTATCCCGTCGTCACACCGACCGTTGACGATCTGCTGATCGGCACCAACGGCGCGGACGGCGCAACCAGGAACTTCAGCGTCGGCGCTATCGTTGCGCTGGCCACGGAGGCCGATCTGCTGCTGGCGCCGCTGGCCCGCACGCTGACGATCAACGGCACGGCGCTGGATCTGAGCGCCGATCGAGTATGGACGGTCGGGGATGTGCTGCTTGGCGCGGCAAATATCTTTACGCTTGGGCCAAACGTGTTCCGCGCGGGTGCCGATGGCAACGTGGCACTGGCGGCGCGCCGGTTCTCCAGTGGCGCGACGGCGAATATCTTCGAGGCGCAGGATGAGAGTGGGGGGGGGGTTGTCTCTATCGCAGCAAGCGGGAATACCACCATGAAAGGTGGAAAACTTGCGATCAGTGATATCCCGTCGTTTACTC